AGCCGATTCCTTCACCATCCGTATCCCTATCTCCCTGTTCAACCCCGGCAGTTTGATTCTCTTCATGCTATTACCTCGATGGTATAAGCCGCATACCCGGCGGCGCGGATCTCCACGGAATGCCTGCCTGCCGATACCCCGCTGAAGGTCACCCGCCCGGAGGCGTCGGCGATGGCGGTTTTTACGCCGTCCATTGCCGCTATGGCCCCTGGCAGGGGCGTTCCGGAGTCATCGGCGATGATTATCGTTACACTGCCCTTGCCGATGATTACCTGTGTGCCGGCCGGGGCGCGGGGCGTGAACCGGCCTGACCAGCCCGCTATTTCCACTCCGGCGCATGGCGCGGCGGGATAGTCCGCGGTCAGGGTCATGGACCCGGCCGCGTGGTCCCTGTCGATGCCGGTGACCAGGGCGGACGCGACCGCCCCGCCCGGTAACAGCCGGTGCGCGCAGGTGATGCGTTCGCCCACGTTGACATGTGATAACGAGCGGTCGCCCGTTATCTCCACCGTCCAGCGCGGAACGGCGTACCGGCCGCAATGGGCCGCCGCCAGCATGGCCGCCTGTCTCGCCGCCGGGAGCCAGGGCGCCTCAAGCGTCCGCTCTACCCTGCCGTAGCGCCGTATCTCCTCTGGCGCCTGATAGGTGACGCTGCCGGTGTATTCCCCCGCGCTCCAGTCGTAGCCGAAATTGACGGTAACCACCGTGGCTATGTCGTCCAGCCCCGATTGCGCCCGGACGGAGCGGATGGCGCGGCTGGATATGCCGTATGACGATTCGTTCCCCGGCAGTCCGGGGAGGAGACGGCCAAAGCCCGGCATGGCCCCGGACCACAGCGACCCGGCGCTCCCGGTTATCACGTCCAGACAGGCGCGGATGGTCTGTGTCCCATCGGCGCAGACACCCGCCACCTCCAGGCCCGCCCGGCGGCATTGGGCCTGCCACAGGGCGAACCGGGTCCGGTCCATGGCTTCGCCGGAGGCCCATTGCAGCAGGTCGGCGGCCACATCCGCCGGGTTGGTCAGCAGATTGCCGGTCACCGGGTCCATCAGTCCGTCAAGGGTGACTGACAGGCTGTCCTGGTCTTCCAGCACGGCCGCCTGAAGGTCCAGAAAGGCAACCGTCCGGCCGGTGGTGTCCGGGCCATGACGCAGCCGCCAGGAGGTCAAATCCTCTTGGCCGCGCTTTACCGCCACAATCCCTGCTATGGGATGGTCGGCGACGACGAAGACGCGGCCCGAGTCGTCATAGGGAACCGGCGTCAGGGTCGCCCGGCCGTAGACCCTGGGCAGAGGGCGGATGGCGGCGAACCGCCCCCAGGCGGTGGTGTCGCGGAGCGGCAGGTAGCGGGTCAGCGGCAGATACATCATGCTTCACACTCCAGGTCACAGGCCGCCGCCAGGGAACAGGAGGTGACAGCCCCCCGGAATATCTCGTCGCCGTAGTCCTCTATGGTCACCAGGACGCCCAGGGGCGGGACGCTGAACAGGGTGGAAAAATAGCCGTCGCCATTGTCGAGGCTTACGGAACAGGAGGCGTTTTCCGCGCCGGGAGAGAGCGAGGCGCGGATGGAACCCACGCCCAGCAGGCGGCCGGGCCGGGAGACCGTGACCGGCGGCGTGGTGTGGATGGTTACGGTCACGCCACGGCCCTCCATTCCGGGACCAGCTCCAGGGACGCCGACAGGGACCGGTGCGTCGTGTCGTCCGGCTCATAGTTGCAATCATCGTTAATCTCGAACGTGTCGTTGTCGATGCGGCACAGGTACGCCTCGGCCAGGTGCAGCCCGTGGGGGATAAAGACAAGGGCCGCGTCCCCCAGGAGTTTCTGGCCCCTCACCATCGTGGCCAGACGGGAGGCAGAAGAGGGGGACAACATGTTCCATTCCAGGCTCGCGCCGGTTCCCTCCGCCAGGAGCGCGGCCGCCCCCGAGACCTGGGCGCGCGCCATGTCGTAGACGTGGCGCAGTTGCATGGCGGCGTTTACATCGGGCTGGAACGGCTCGCCCGCCCAGATCCAGCGCACCGCGCCCGGCTGGCTGAAGGTGAGGCGCAGGCCCACGGCTTCCACGGCAACTCCCGCCGCCACATGGAGAGGGGATCGCAGGGTGACGCCGGTAAACCATGGGAGGGCGGTCCAGGCTTCGCCGTCGGCCGTGATCTCGGCGCTGACGGTTGCCGTGGACGGCAGTTCGTGCACGATTGCCAGTGTGGAGATGCCGGCGGCGGCGCTCCAGGCAAGGGTAATGGTGGCCGCGCCGGCGGCCCATTGCCAGGCGCAGGCATCCGGGGTCAATACCTTGGCCGGGGCGGCGTCCTGCAGGGCGCGGAACTGGTAGAGGTCTCCGGCGGCAAACGACGGGGCGGCCCCGGCCAGGAAGGAGACGGTCAGGCCCCTTTCCAGCGCCGTTCCATCGGCGATGGCCGCGGCCTCGGACCATGCGCCGCTGTCCCGCCGCCAGCGGAAGGTTCCGCCCTCGATGGTGAAGGTGAACTTATCGCCCAGGGCAAAGGGTATCCCCCCCCTTGGGAGGTCGAAGACCAGACCGGCGGCGGAATAATGCCGGTTCGAGGCGCTGAGGGAGGCGGCCGGAAGGGTAACGCCGCTGCCGTCCCTGGCGGCCACGCTCCAGGTCTCGGTGTCGTCGGCGGCCAGTCCGCCCACGGCGTACAGGGGCCGGGAGGGGACCACGTCGATTGACAGCTTTTCGGAACTGCCCCAGACCAGGCTTGCGAGGTTGGCGCCAATGGAGATGGTGATGGAGTCGCCTTCCTTCAGCCGGTCTTCGCAGGCGCAGCGGATCTGAAAGGCGAACTCCTGGGTGTTTATGAGACTCCCGGCCAGGGTGGAATAATATTCCTCGTTGGTGAACGCCGGGGCGTAACCGTCGGAGAGCAGCCACCAATACTCTCCATCGATATCCTGCCAGCAGCCGGTTACACTTCCGCTGACAGGGCTAGATTTTCCCGGCACGATGCCGGCGCAGGCGAGGCAGTAGTTGGCCGCGGCCTGGTATTTTTTCATCAGGGAGGTAGTATCGTTTGAGTCCAGGCGAGATACCCCGCCCAAGGCGAGTATCTCGGACATTTCGGTTTGCATGGCCAAGAATTCAGCATCCCACGCGGCGCAGCCAGCAGCGGACATCCAGAGCCTAGCCAGGGCGGCCTCAAAGATGCCGGTAATGCCGATGCACAATTGAATGTCGTATTTATCGGCAGTTATGGACCCCTCTGTTGATGGCGGGCCACTAGCCTGTGACGTGCCAGGTACGCCTGCACGGTCGTCATTTACGGCTGAGGGATAGGCCGCTTTTAAAATTTCGTTTCGGTCATCATATTTATTGCCATCATCTATGGTCACCGTACCCAGCCACTTTGTCCCACGGGCAGCTGCGGCGGCGGCATTGTCGGACCACTCATAGGCGTTGCTTTCCCAGTTGTAGCCGTCGAACCTCCATTCCTTGACATATGTGACCGGATCAGGCGTCTCACCCGCGGGCGACCCGGCGCCGAGCGTTGCATTTCCCCCGATAAAATCCCTCTGCCATTCATACAGGTCTATCAGGCGTGTCTGATATGCTTCATCCACATTGTCACCTCCTTCATTATCAAGGATATCCAGCCCCAGACAGGCTTCATTCCACCAGGGTGCGGCCACTTCGCTGCATGGGCAGTCGTCCGGGTCCGGGCGTTTCGCATAGGTCGCGGTAATGGTTCTGGGCGCGGCGTTTGCGCCCAGGACGCCCTCGATGCAGATGTTTGGCAGAGCCTCGTCTTCACCCCTGGATTCCAGCGATATCTGCGTGATGCTCACCGGCGCCATGTTGTCCATCCCTTCCGGGACCGGGCGGGCCGGGATGGTCAGGAGTACGGGAGAGTCGGCGGGCGCGTAGCGTTCGCCCTCGCGGGCTGTTGGGAGGGCGCCGGACGCCGTGCCCGTTACGCTCCAGGAGCCGTTCCCCCGGCATTCGAGGGTGATGGTCTCCGCCTTGGCGGTTGCCCTGGCGGACAGGTCCGCCGGGCGGATCTCCGGCTTGCTGGCCTCGCTGATGAGAGCGTAGGCCCCGGTGATGACCGGCAGGTCCGTGCGGGCATTGCCGCCGGGAGTGGTGACCGGGGCGGGGGTGTAGGCCGGGTGCAACAGGTCCGATAAGGCCAGCGCCGAAACCAGGTCATAGCCCGTGACCAGCCCGCCCGATGCCGGGTAGGTCTCCACCAGATCCGCCCCGGCCACACCGAGGCCTTCGCCGGTGATGGTGACGCTATAGGAGCCGGTCACCAGGGTGATGGGCGCGCCCTTGGGGATGGCCCGGACCGCCGCCGGGGTGAGAAGGGTGCGGGCGGAACCGCCGCGATAGTCGCGCACCACCCGGTAGACCTGGGGATCTCCACCGAACTTCAGCCGGGGGGCGTCTGACGGGACGTTGCCGGACAGGTCAGTGGGAGCGATAACCCCCGCGATGTCCCACAGCCAGCCGGTAAGGTCTTCCTGCCCTTCCGCCACTTCCTCCAGGGTCGAGGCCCCGGACGGGGCAAAGGTGAGCGCGGACGGGTCCACGTCGATGCGGACCCGGTTTCCGTCCGCTCCGGCGGGGACCGCCCGCAGGGCGTCCGTGCCTATCAGGAGTTCCGCCGGGCGTCCGGCAAAGGGAGGCGTCACCAGGGTGAGCGATACCTCCTGGGCGGGGATATCCGCCTGGGTGACCGTGAGAGATCCGGAGCCGACGCCGGTGAACTTCGGGGCCGAGGCCCGGCCCGTGCCTTCGGCGGTGACGATCTCCACATCATAATCAGCGGACTCGTGCCCGGTGTAACTCCCCGCCAGCGTGACGAGTCCGGTCCCCTGGCGGGACATACCAAGAGACCGGATGGCGGTGGAGGGAGAAACAGCGGAAGCGGCCGCCTCCGCAACGGCGAGGATATTGTCTGTCTGGGCTATGAATTGTTGCGTCGGCATGCGCAGTGGCTCCTGTCCGTTATCTCTTCAGCCTGGCCGCTTTTTTCATCACCGGCAGCACCTCGCGCCGGACCGTGGCCTCGTCCAGGCGCTGGGGATAGATGTTGACGACCTGTGTCACTCCGGCCGGGACGCCTCCCTGGAGGGATTCCGCGTCGGAGAAAGCCCCGCCCGTGGCAAAGTTCATGCGCGGCGTGGGCACATAGATATAATCCCGCCACGCGCCCGCCCTGGCCTTCAGCCGCTCCCATATCTGGCGGCCCGCCGCGCTCAAGGGGTCATTGATGCCGGCCATGAACCCCCGGCCGATGTTCTTCTCCCAGAAATGGACCGCCTCGTTCTTTACGGCCCATTCGCCGGACCTCACCCGCACCAGCAGGTTGTCCACCGGCGAATCCGGGCCGGGGAAACGGCCGCCGCCCGCGAAGCCGGGGACAATGGCGGGCGATGAAGAGGACTCGGCCGCCGCCTCTTCCCGCGCCTTGCGCGCCGCCTCCGCCTCGGTCTTGATGTTGTCCAGCTTGCGCTTGTGCAGCTCGTCCAGCAGCCGGAGCGCTTCCTTGTATTCGTTGACGATGGCCGTGTTTCCCGCCTGTTGCGCGTCGGCCAGTCTGGCGAGCAGATCATCCTTTTTCGCCTGGTAGTCCCGCTCCTCGATGGCCTCCTTGTTGCCCAGCATCTGGTCCAGCTCGTCGCGCAGGCTGTTCACCGTGTCTTCGGCCTGCTCTTCGGCCTCCTTCAGGGACTGGGTGAGGCGGTCTATCTCGCCGCGCACGTCCTCCAGGTCGGAATCGTTCAAGAGGTCCATTTTCTGAACCAGCGAGGCGGCGCTGCGAAGCTGCCAGTCGGTGGCCAAGCCCATATTCTTTAACTGTCCGGTCAGCTCCGTAACCGCCAGCCGCTGGGTGTAATAACGGTAGGCGAGCTGCTCGGCCTTCTTGGCGTGCTCCCCCAGCAGACTGGAAAACAGCCCGATATCCCGCGCGGCCTCGGCGGCCTTGCGGGCCGACACCGCCACCTCTTCCAGCTTGGCCTGCAATTTGGCCACGGTATCCAGGGCCGTGTCCTTGATGGAGACGCCGAAGGCCGCCGCCACCTTCGGCCCCAGGGCGATGACGCGGTTGGTGATGGCGTCCCACTGGGCATAGAAGCCCTCGGCCAGGGCGCGGAAGGCCGCCGCCCCTTCAGCCGCCGCCTTTTTCGCCTCGGCGGCCGCCTTTTCGTTTCCGGCGATGATATCGGCGTTGATCTGGTCTTCCAGGGCCTGCCTTTTTTCGGCGTAGGCCCGGTCGGCCTCGTATTTCTCCGCCAGGGCCTGCTTGTATGCCACCGTGCCGGGCGGGGCGTCCGCCAGTTCCCGCCGTTTCAGTTCCGCCACCTGGGCCAGATAGTTCTTTTCCGCCTCCAGCTTGTCGCGGGCGGCCTGCCGGTGGGTGATGAGCCCGTCCCGCTCACTGTCATGCAGCCAGTCCAGGCGCTTTTGCAGCTCCAGCTGGTAGTCCAGGGAGGATTTCTGGAGGTTGATTTTCTCGTTTTCATGCGACTGTTTGCGCTGTTCTGTCTGCATGTTGGCAAACCGCGCATGCGCCTGGCTCATCGCAGCGAGGGCGGTTTTATATTCTTCCGATTCATTGTCATACAGGCCGGAAATCAAATCGAAGCGCTGTTTTTTTGCATTGTATGATTTTTCAGCGTCGGCAAGCTCCAATTCAATCATCTTTGTCCGGCCTTGCTGCTCGGTGATGACTTCTTTGTTGACTTGGTCCTTGATTAAAGCGATCTTTTCCTTTGTCTCTTTCCTTTTGTTTTCAAGCGATATCTCTATTTTGTCCAGCTCAATAAATTTTGAATCTTCTTTGTGTTTTCTCTCCAGCTCCAACAGCGCTTCGTTTTTCAGCTTTTCCAAAAGAACATATGTGTCCGTGCCTTTCTGGACAGTCTTCAATTCTTCGGAATAGTGGTCTTCAATCACCCTCTTTTTATCGGTATACTTTTTTTCGTATTGAGCGGAGAGTTGCCGGTCTATATCGCCTGAAGCCTTGAAAAACTTGATGGCGTCTTTAAGTTTGTCGTCTTCACCTTTTCGTTGCGCATCCAGGGACTTCTTTGCATATTGTTCCTCCAACCGGAGCAGTTCCTTCTTTTTCGCCTCCTCCATCGTGCGATACTCATCACCGCCCTTTGCCACCAGGCCCATAGCCTTGGACCAATACTCCTCAATAACGGCTTTTCTCTCCTTGTATTCTTCCTTTGTCTTTTTCGTTACGTCGGTCTCGTTTTTAGCAGCCGTCTTGCTGCTTTCGATCGTGATCTTGGCGCGCTTCATGGCGTCCTGCACTATATTTTCTGTTCCGGCCTTTCCTTCTTTGTCGATGCCATCCCAGATCTCGACAACCCTGTCCCTTATATTCTGAAGCTCTTTGATTCTTTCCGACGGTGTCATGCCCACTATTCTGGGGTTATACATAAATTCTACAGCCCCTGCCGCCACTGCCGTCAGTTTTCTATATCCTGCAATCAGGGACGCAACCGCACCCGCGAGCGGGATTAACCCCTTGAGGGCAGTGGTAAACGCCGGCAATAAGGAATCACCCACTTTTGCCTTCGATTCCATGATTTCATTGTTCAGCCGGTTGATGGCTTGCTGCCCTTCCTGTGCGGCTATAACCGCGGCTTCCCCATATGTCAGGTGCAGCAGCTCACCCAGGCGGGGCAACAAGTCATCCGCCATGATATTGCCGCTTTCCATCTGTTTCATCAGTTCGGCGGTGGTCATCCCCATGGCGTCCGCGGCAAGTTTAAGCGCCCCCGGCAGACGCTCGCCCAACTGCTGATTGAGTTCCTCGGCGCTGACCTTGCCCTTGCTCATCATCTGCTGAAGGGCCAGGAATATCCCGTTTGCGTCATCAGCCGAAAGATGCAGCGCGGTCGCCGCCTCCGCGACTCCGCTAAAAACCTTTCTCGCTTTCTCCCCTTCAATGCTCGTATTTTTTGTCGCCGCGGCGAATTTTCCATAGGAAGCTACAGCGCTCATCAAGTCCATACCTAAGCGGTTCGCTTCATCACGAATGAACTTCAATTCCTTGCCTGCCCCGGCGCCGGATACGGCATCAAAGGTGCTCTTGAGAGCGGTCATTCTCAGTGCCGCGTCGATGCAGTCCTTGGCCAGGGCGCCGAGCCCCACCGTGGCGAGCGCGCCGGACAAGGCGCCGGCGGCGCCCTTGAGGGAGAGAAAGCCGGTGGTATTCCCCTTCAGCTCCCGGTCCAGTCCCGCCAGTTGTTCTTTCAGCGCCTGTTGCGCCCGCTTGATTTCATCGGCGGAGGCTACTCCGGAAACCTTGATCCGCTCGAACGCCTGGATGAGCTTCGTCTTTTCCTTTTCGATGTCGAAGGCGGAACGGAGGTTCAGCGTCCTGAAGGCATTGTCGAGAATGCCGGAGACGCTGTTTCCCGTGCGGGCCAGTTCCTTCAGATCCTCGTCTATCTTGTCGAAGGTCTTGGAAAAGGCATCCTTTGCGGCGATGACGATTTCCATTACGGATGGCTGGGCCATATGCCATTACTCCTGTTGATTTTGGACTTTGTTTTCCGCCGTCCGGCCTAAAACACCACGCTCACTTCCCCGCCGCCGGTCATTTCCCCCTCGAACTGCTCCCTGTCTCCATACACCACGCCGTTCCGCACATCCGCCTCGGCCGGGTAACCGGCGCCTGCCGCGCGGGCATTGTGGATCAGGTAAGGCGGCCGCCAGACAAGCGCATCCAGAGGCGCAATGGTCCGCCCCGCGATGGCCAGCAGTACCTCGTGGGCGCCCACCGCGATGGCCGTGTCGGCACCTGGCGTATAAGCCATTACGGGAGCCCTCCCCCGGAGGTGAGAAAGAGGATGGAGGCGCAGGAAGTGGGCGTAGGACCAGCCCCCCTGATGGAGGTGTAACCTCTGTTGCTACCGTACATGGACAGCGCCACCGGTCCGCCATCGGTGAATCCGGCGGACGGGGCCATGAGCATCAGGTCGCAATCGAAGAGATACACCAGCCTGCCCGTCGCAAACGCGGTGATCTGGGTAATGACATAATTACCGGCCGAATCGAGCAACGGCGGTTGTGTGCCGGTGAGATTGTATGCATTCACGCCCGTACTACCCACGGAGGCAATGGTCACCCAGGCTGAGGGAGTGGTGATGTCGGACTCGCGCACTACCCCCCGCTGGAAAGAGGTAACATTGGATGCGGCGGGGATAGACACGGCAAAGACCGGGGCATACCCGGTTTGCAATACTGCGCCGCTGGACCTGTCCACTGGTCTCTGGACGCACGCTAAACCGTAATAGCCATACGACTGCCCCTGTGTATAGATGCGAACGAAAATACCGCGCGGAGTGATGATCAGATTGTAATTGCACAGCAGGCTCGCGCCGAGAATGGCATTTGTCGCGATACTGACGGCGAGCGGCGAACCCGTCCTGCCCGCCCCGTCCGGCAACTGGTTCGCCGTGCCGAAATAGAGGGTAACCGTAGAGGCTGTGGCGCCGTCCACCTGGATTCTCCACGGCTGGGTGGCCGCCAGGGGGTCGACATCCGCCCCCGCCTCCAGGGTGGCTACGGTCGCCGTTACGGGGTTGTCGGTAATAAGCCCGGAATTGACGTATTTGACCGAGAACCCGTTGTCCTTCAGGTCGTTGATGAGCTGCGTGGCCAGCTCCGCCGATGTGGTATATCCGTTCTGCCTGTGTATAACAGCCGCCATGCGAATCTCCCTCAGACCATGATGGTCAGAAACAACGTCACTCTTGTTATTGTGGCCGCCGACAATACTTCGAACTCCAGAACGTCCCCGGCGGAAAGATTGGCAGCCCAGCCGGCGATGGTGTCGTCCGCTGCTGCCTGCTGGCTGTCCAGGGCCGGGTTGTCGCCGCCGGTGATGGTGGCCGTGGCGGGAAAATCGGCCCAGGCGCACCGCTTGACGCCCATTACCACGGAGCCCGCTTGATCGGCCATCAGCCGCCAGCCGAGTATGGCGGCGGCCGAAGGGATGGAGCGGAAACCCTTGCTCCCAGCGGTGATGACCGCCCCGGCGCCGTCGATGGTGACGCCGATCTCCAGGACGCTGACACCGGGCGGGCCTTGCGGGCCTGTCGGACCAGTCAGTCCGGTATCGCCTTGCGGCCCTGCCGGACCAGCCTCACCCTGGATGCCTGGTGGGCCCTGGGGGCCGGTGGCGCCCGTGTCGCCCTTCGGCCCCTGCGGTCCTGTTTCCCCTGCCGGACCAGGCGGCCCCTTAGGCCCCTGCTCCGCCATCTCCGCCAGAATGGTCTCGCCGTCCTCGATAAGTACGATTATCTCGTCACTCACGGGTAACCCCCGGCAGCACACGCAACTGACCGCGCGGCCTTTTCTTCACGTCTCCCGCCGCGGACTCGATGCGCACGTCGAACACGTGCCTCCCTGCCGGTAGCGCGTCCGAAGCGGCCTCGTCCAGAGTCAGAGAGAAAACCCCGCCAGCCAGATCCTCGGGTTCTATGGTCAGGATGGCCAGGACCTCCGGGGCCGCATAGGTCCGCCGGACCTGTGAAGCAAGGGTCGCGCCGGTCAGGTCTACGGGCGCGCCGGTCCGCTTGTTGCGCAGTTTCACCCGCAGCCGGAGCGTCTCGCCCTGCACGATGGTGATTACCGGTTCATCCACTGCTCGAACTCCTTCGGGTCCGCGTGATACCCCATGCGGACCGCTATCGCGGCTCGCTTCATCGCCTCTTCATCGTGCCTGTAAACCGCCTGTAAAGCGTCTATGAAGTGGCTGTATCCGTACTCTCCGGCGGCCTGCCCGTGGCCGCGCTCAACGAGGAGAAATAGAGCGTCGAGAAGGTCCGCGCGGCTGAATTTCTCAGGTCTTCGAGGACGCCCTTCACTCCCAGCGTCCCCGCTACCGCGAAAAAAACCGAGTTCACCCGCTTGAACGCCTCCCACACCGCCGCCAGTTCCGAGGGGGCCAGCTCTTGCAGCTCCTCCACCGGGCAATCCACCGCCAGAGGCAGAACCTCCGCCGCCTTGCGGATTACTTCCGAAACGGTCACCGCCCCGAGCCTGCCGTCCTCGCCCCGTATGAGGGACAGGATGTCCTTTACCTTCAGTTCCGAGACGGTGATCTTCCTGCCGTCGATTTCGATTACTTCGTGCTTGCGCATTGATTATTCTCCGTGGTTTTGCGGCCTGCCGGGTTTTCGGCGCCCGGCAGGGCCGGCCTTAATCTTCGAAAATCTCCTCGTAAAACTTGCTGCCAACTGTCCTGGTCACGTCCAGCTCGGCGGAGCCCTCCAGGGGCAGGGTCGCCATGCTTTCGTTGATAAGGGCCAGCTCCTTCAGGAGGCTGGGGCTTACCTTGAAGACGTTGACCACCACGGCCTTGTTGTCGTTTTCGGTATTGAGCCCTTCGAACCGCAGCCAGTAGCTCTTGGACGCCTCGGTCATGGCGGAAACCCTGGTCTGGGCCGCGTAGGAGTAGGAAACCTCCAGCACGTCGCCCTCCGCGATATTCGCCGCCGCGCCCCGGGCGGTCTGCTCGGCGGTCGAAAGGATGTTGATGGAGCCCGCTTCGTCGTTCACCGTGTAGTTCTTGTCGGCTTCATAGGTCACTGGCGTCTCGTCGTCGGATTTGACCACGACAGAGGAGACCTTGAGATGGGCCAGGGCCACCGTCTTGCCTGGATAGGCCGTCACTTGTTCGTCCACCGCGCTCCCGGCGGCCACCGGCGTGACCGATGCGCGCTGGACCAGGGCCAGGTTTGCCGTATGCAGCGATTCCAGAGTGGCGGAGAAATTGACCTTGGTCTCCTTCACCCGCCGCTTGTCGATCCCTCGCTGTCCGGTCTGTGATTCCTTATGCTCCTCCACTTCCTCGGTGACGCTCAGCTTCAGGTCCGGCACGTTGGCCAGGGGCAGCAGTCCTTTCGCGTTCCCGGTCACGGAGTCCTTTTCGCCGATGAGCACTACCCCCTGACCGGAGTAATACCTGGATGTAATGATGTTGCGTGCTGGCATTTTGTTACCTCCCGTAGGGGCGAATCCCGTATCCGCCCCGGTTGCGGGCAATCACCAGGATTGCCCCTACGCTATTCCCAGTTCCGTCAACTTCTCCCTCAGCCGGTCCTCGCCCACCGGCGCGGCCGGGCTGGTGGTGGTGAACAGGATGTCGTATTCCCATATTCCCTGCTTCTCTTCCACAAACTCGTCTCCGGCGTACTCGAACCGGGACAGGCCCGGTATCTGCCAGCCGTTGATTATCAGACGCGCCGCCTCCAGAATAAGGAGCGCGTCACCCTCGAAGCGGGCCACGGCCCGGATCGCTATGCGCGGGCGGCGGGCGCCGCCGGCTTCGCTCCCGGCGTAGTGGACCAGGAGCGCCCCGCGCGGATGGCGCAGGCGGTAGTCCCCCGGCTTGTCCGGAAAGGTTGCGATTTCAAGGCCGGTTATATGGGCTTTCAAGCGGTCTGAAACGTGATTGACGATCTCGTGGACGTACATCAGAAACCTTTCAGCGTTTCCCTGGTAAAGACCGGGTCCGGAGCGCCGTATCGCGGAAGGTCCGCAGGTCCGGCCGGCGTGACGGACTCTTCCGCCCCGATGGTGACTATTCCCTTGGCGATGCTCTCCAGGAGCTTGACGGCGTTCCGGTACCGGTCTTTTCGCACCTCGGGCAGGGCGCCGTCCCGGCGCGAGTCCAGGTTGTACACGGCGATATCGATGGATATCTTCCGGATCACGTCCGGAACCTGGCTGAAGGGGACCTTGTAGCGCCCCCCCAGCCAGGCGTTGATCTCCGCGTCCGCGTCGGCAATGGCATCAGCCACAACGCCTTCATCAACGCTCCCTGTAATGGCGTCGTCGGTAAGAATAGTAACGACCGCCTCCGGGAGCTGTCTCCTGATGTCGTCCAGGCTACAGTAGGGCATCCTCCACCTCCTCAACCGTGAACCCCAGCCTAAAAATCAACGCGGCCGGGTCTTCCCTGAACTCCTCCTGGACCCTCGAGATGACCGCCTGGCCGGTTCCGTCATAATGCTCCACCACCCGATGGCTTGCGTCCTCGACGCCTGGCGCTCCCTCCGCCAATGGCCCAACCGGAAGCCAGGAAAACCGCTCGTCCAGAAGTGCCTGGAATCGCGACCTCCACTGTTCCGGCGGGAAATTATCTCTCACATACTCGAAATCGGCCCTGGTGTTCAGATACCCTGGAAAACCCTTCATAGCGCCTCACAATAACGTAAAGAAAACGTGTTACGTGACCTAACTTCCCGTTCCGCGGCTCCGGGCGCACCCGCGAGCCGTAATCCAGCTAACCGCACGCCACCGAAAGTAATTCAAACTCCGCGAACGTGACCCGGCATCCGTCCCGGTATTCCATGTCCCACCGGCCACCAGCTTTACATCGCCATTGATTCCCTGGCGGTACAAACCGCCTTTAGCGCCGGGGAGGTCATAGTATGCCCATGGCTGAGACATGGCCGCCAGATTGGCCACTGCGTTGGCGGCGCCGATATTGTTGGCCTCAAACCGGTTATCGCCGCCGTCGTCAAAATACAGCGCCCGGCCGTTGACCGCGGCTGAGGCGTCGTGCGCAACCTGCAGCAGATACGCCGGATTATTGGTCCGGATATAATCGGCCGCTGTCATCTTGGCATTGTTGATCAGAAGCCGCGACGGCTGGGATGCGTTGCCATTGAAGTAGACCGGCATACCGCCCGCGGCTGCCGCATCGTGGCGCAGGATGACATTGTAGCTGCCGAAAGCGACGGTTTTATCAGCCTGGGCGGTCGCCAGGTTTGAACAGAGAAAGGGATTCCCCGCGTCATCGTACTTCAGATAGACCTGGTTCCCTCCCGGCGCGGCAACATGGTAGATGGTGGCGCCGTTGCCGGAATCTGAGACCGTGCCGTCGAAATCCAGCCGGTACGACTGATCCAGCAGCCACTGCCATTCGGCGCCGCAGCCGTCCTCGCCGCCGTAGTGGCTGAGCATCCGCCTGCCGGCCGTATCCACGTGCCCACCGGTGGTGACCGGGTCGGCGGAGCCCGCGATATTGGTCTCTTCGTTGGACCCGTATAAAGCGACCTGGAACAACCAATCTTCCAGCAACCGCTTGCCCACCGCGGCCAAGTTGTCAACGAACGACATCCAGTCGCAGGTATCGCTGATGGTTGCGCCGAAGGCGCTGCGTGTATTGACGCCGGCTCCGCTCGCCAGGTAGATATCCACCCACCAGCCGGTGCCGGGCACGTAGAACATCCCTTCCGGAGAAGACACCGGCCGGAACAGCAGGTCCCAGACCGTTTCGGGGAGGATGTCGCCTGCCATGAATCCGGTCAGGGGGTGCCCGGCTATGACGCCGGCATCGGCGCACAGGCTGTGGAATCCGGCCAGCTTGCGGCTGTTGACTGCGGTGAATCCGGCCGGCACCGTGCTGTTGGCGGACAGGATAATGTCGGGCCTGGATACGCCGGCTTGCACGGCGTAGACATAAAAGTCCTTGCCTGCCCGGTTGGCGGCCACGGTGTAGTTGGTCCCGGCAGTGGTGTCCCAGTTGGCCGCGGAGTTGACGTCCATCTCGATTTGCGCATCGATGACGTACCCCTTCCCTCCGATGCTCACCGCCAGGGCGGAGGGGGTGACGAGCGTGCGGCGGTCGGCTGCGGCCGCTCTCCCCTTGACGGCCCAAGCCACGTCACGGCTGTAGTGGGCAGGGAGGGTGGCGATGAGCTGGAGTGCCTTGCGGCCGGACAGATCGACGATACGCCCTAACGTTTCCATCACGAACCTCCCCGCACGAACAGGCGAAATACTGTCATGGGCGTGGCGCCGTTGGTCGCTACCAATTTCACCGTCCTGGCAAACAGCCCGGGGTACTCGAATCGCACCATCTCCCCGGCCGGCACATTCAACTCGGACGGCATGCCGTAATTGTCGCCGTCGGGCGATACGGACAGCTGCAGCGTGCATGCCTGGTCAGCGTAGATGTCGCCGCCGATGGCGTTGCAGCCGTCCGTCACGATGACCATTTCCCTATTCACGTTTGCGGCCAGGGGCATGGTGTCGCGATGGAGCAACACCGTGCCCGCGTAGCCACCCTTGAAGACGTTGAACGGCAGTGTGTCGATGTATTCGGCATCCATGTGTGTCTCCGAGGGGCGGCCCTCCGTAACGCGCCCGCCCCGTATCTATCCTACTGGGTCACCGTGGCGTCGCAGATACCGTCCACATTGGGAATGGGGAAAGGCTTGGACTCCGCCACCAGCTGGTACCCGCTGGGATTATCGGTCTTGATCGGCTTGACGAAGAAGGGGAGGGGCTGAAGGTTGCCGTCCAGGTCGTCAATGGCGCAGTACGGCATCTGGTGCCCTGCGTCCAGGGCGATCATCTTGACGGTCTTCGCGGCGGCCACCGGAACCATGGCCTTTGTTTCCGGGTTGTAGTACAGCTCGTCGCGGGGTTTTACCAGGTACCCGCCGACGTTGATGCCCTGCTCGGAGATGGCTACGGTCATCTGGGCCGTGGAAACAAAACCTTCGGCCAGGGCAAACAGGGCGTTATAGGCGGCCTCGCTCGCCCAGATTTCGACGCGGCCGCCGTATCCCTTCTCTTTCAGCTTCTTGTGCATGGCGCGCAGGGTCAGGAATACGTCCTTGATCTTGGCGTCGGCGGCGTCCCACTTTTTGGACGGGGCATAGGTCTGGATCGAGCCGAATACCACGGAATAGGTCTCGAAACCGCCCCCTTCCAGCTGCACCGGCCAGGAAAGGGTTCCGGTCAGGGAAACGGCGCACATGGCCTCGGTGGTGGCGCGAACGGTCCGCCGCAGGATATCGGTCTTTCCCTGCGCCCAGACGGACAGAGACGCCTGGTCTCCCTGGATGACCTTCAGGTTGTTCAGGTCCGCGCCGGTAATGCCGATGTCCGGATGGATCGGGAACGGCTCATAAAAGCCGGTAGACCCGGTAGCGCCGGCGATGGTGATGGAGCGTCCGCCCCGGCGCGCCAGGGGCATGGCCTTCACCACGGCCCGCACCAGGTCGGCGCCGATGAGCGGCAGCGGCTGCTGGGGACGCACGGTGTAGATAGTGTCCATGACCGGCGTTTCGAGCACCGGCAGCTGTGTCAGGTAATTGATGATGGCCTCGCGGGTAAAAAGGCCGCGGATGTTTAACATGATGCGCCTCCTGTAGGGACGAAACTCGTATTCGCCCTGGTTATGGGCGATCACAAGGATCGCCCCTACGGTTAATTGCCGATGCCGGTGGTTATTTCGGGAAGATCCCCTTCCTCTGCAAAAGCATCAAGAGCGCCGCCGACGGCGCGGCCTTGGCTGTCTTGCCGACCTTGAGAACCGTGGTGTCCACTGTGCCGTGCGCCACATAGAGGCCGGACGCGTTGTGGGCGGTATCCGTTTCCTCGTCCAGGACGCCGTCCACGGCGGTCACATAGCCGGCGGTCACCTCAACCGCGTTGACGACGTTGGCGTTGAAAGTCACGGCATAGGCGCCGGTGCGGTAATTGATGGTTCCGCTGCCGCCCGCGCTCCCTGCCAGACGCCCGCTGCCGTCATCGGCGAAGGTCTCCACCCCGTCGGTAACAACCAGGGTCCCCGGCTCCACCGGGTGCGCCGCGAGGTTTCCGGTGAACGCCTTGGTCGAGCCGTCGCCGGTCTCGATCACCTCGCCGGCCGCTTCGGCCAGGGGAATCAACACCCCGGATACGCCGCGGGTCAGCACGAGGCCGGTGGGATACACGCCGTCGGCCGCCGTCAGCTTGCCGGACAACACCACCGGATCATGCCCGGGGACCTGCGCGCGTTCTTCGTCTCGGGAGAAACTCCCGACTTGTCCATTGATGGTCATGGGTTGGTCTCCTGTAGGGGCGGATCTCGTATCCGCCCCGATTTCGGGCGATCACAAGGATCGCCCCTACGATTCAGACATGTTTCGCCAGGTCCGCCGGTATTGCGCCCTGCTGTGAGGACGGGTCGAAATGTCCCTTGCCCAGCTCGCCGAACTCGATGACCTTGGGCATGGCGTTGAACAGGTCACGGAGGATGTCCGCCGGGGCCTTGGTCTGTTTCGCGTCCCCTTCGCCGAATTCAAGGGTGTCTCCCGCGGTGATGCCGCTGGCGAAGTCCAATGCCGCCACAGCGGCCGCCTTGTTGACCGGGAGGAGCTTCCCCCCCTTGACCAGTCCTTCCGCGAAGGCCACGTTGCCTTCGTGGATACCGGCGTTCACCGTTGCCTTCAGCGCGTCTTCCCTCTGCTTCAGCTCCGTCTCTTTCGCCGTCAACTGCTCGGCCGTCATTACCATGGCGTCCACCTCCTTGTTCGTTTCCGCGAACGCCGCCTCCGGCGCCGCTTCGGTTTTTATGTCAGGCCGCAAGGCCTCTTCCCGGACCGATTCAATGTCCCATTCGGGCAGCGCCGCTTCGGCGTCTTCAGTCCCGAATTTTTCGATGAGCTTGTTCTTCAGGCTTCTCAGCAGGCGGGCGATGGTCCGGTCGTTCCCGTCCCCCAGCTCGATAATCCCGGTTTCCCCTTCCGCGAACGAGACGGTCCCGAGCCCCTTGACCGCCGGCGGCATGGCCCCGAGAAAACCCAGGTGCCGGGGGTAGTAGACGCCGGGCACCGGGTTGTTCGGGCTGTCCGGCTCGTAGAGGGAGAGAGACACCCGGTTGAACTTGCCCGAATTGACCGCCTCGGCGAATGCCGGGTCCACCTGGTCCGGCTTGCCCATCAGGAACCCTTCGGCGAACTCGGCGGTTCCGATCCTGCCGTAGGCCGGGTCGTCGTGTTTCGGATGCCCGATAACGAACGGGGCCGCATAGGTGTCCGGGTTGTACGCCGCGGCCGTGGCCTGAAGCATCGCCTCGGTGAAATTCACCACCTTGCCGTTCATGGCCGTGAACCTGCCGGGCTTGAGCATCTTGATTCTCTTCTTCATGCGGCCTCCTGTTTTCGCACCTTACCCGCCGGCGCGGGGAAGTGATAGTAAAGGGTGTTATAAAAATCCGTTGTCCGCGCCCGGCAAAACCGCCTTGCGGGCAACGGGCGCGGATGGCGGCCGCGGTCTCACCCGGAACCCCATTTAAACATCATTTAAATTTGCCTGTGCTGGCTTTGAATCTCCGGGGGCTACCTTTGCCCGTCCCCGGAAATCAAAGCGGCTCAGAAGGCGAATCTGGCGTTTCGGGGTTTTTACCCGGCAAGATGGTCTTCCAAGGTTCTGACAATCGACTTTATGTCCGCATCCTGAACCATGAGAAACGGCCTCGCCGGGACAAGGCTCCCCGGATGCCGCACCCGCTTGCGGAAGCCGATGCCGGGGATTGAAAGCGCCTTTGCCTTTTTCGGGACGATATCGTGAGGCGGCGTCTTGCCGCCCAGGTGGAGTATCCTCGCATACTTGACATTCGTTCCGACGGTGACCCGGCTCCGCTCGGGACTGGCAGTGAAAGAATTTCTCAAGTGCCCGGTGTCAGACAGGGTCTGTCCGCCTCCAAGGAGAACACGCCTGGACGGCTTCCATTTTGAGGGCCTGCCCTGTTCCTCGAAATTGCGCTTGACCGAGAGCTTGACAATCTCTCCTATTTCCGCCATGACCGGAGTCATGTCCCTCGCCTTGGACAGGAGGCGTTCGAGACGCTCCTTGACCGCCTGATGATCAACGGTGATGGTTACTGTATCCGCCATTTGCGTTTCCTCACGTTTATGGTATAGTGTGCTCTGATTGCGGGAGCGTCCGGAAAAGGGGAGACCCACTCCGCCTAACTATCCGGCCGCGCCGGTCCGTGGGTCGTTCCGGCCTTGTCCCCGTTTATAGAGCAGAACACCCTTTCTCTGTTTGTTCACATACGCGATGTCCGATTCCCCGCCTTTTCCCGGCAGGAACGAAGTCACACCCCGCAACACTCCGCCCTCCACTTCGAACACGGCAAGACCGCCGATCCTGTTTTTCTCCTCATCCTTCCAGAGAGCGACATATCTTTTCGCCAGGCGTACCCGCCCCGCTTCGTTGACCTGGGGGGTAAGCCAGATCTCGAACGGCTCCAGTATCATCTCTTTCAAAAGCGGGATGCTTTCGCCGTGGCCCAGCTTTTCGAACTTCCACACCTCGGGCTGGCCCGCTTCCTTGAAAACCTGGAACGAGCGGCGCGATATCATGACCGGGTCATTTATCGGGTCGGTCACCATGGTGGTCTCGCCGTAGAGCTTTTCAAACTCTTTCTTGTAAAATTCGTCGCCCATTTTCGCGGGAAGAGGCGAGGCCTTCATCTTCGGGATATCCGCGGGGCGGATGTTCGAGAGTGACCTTCTCCCGTAGTCCGCGGCGGTCTTCAGGTTGTCCATATCCTTGAACACGCCTTGCGGACCATCAATTCCGTATCCTCCCTTGACGTTCTTTCCCACATGAAAATCCCACCCCGGATCGGGCATGAGAAGGCGGCCGGGGAGCCTGACGCCCGTTCTCGGGTCGGTAGGTTCGTACAGCCCGCCGGTAGGGTCCTCTTTCTCGACATTCCAGCCGTTCGACTCCAGGTCGGCGTCCGATACGCTGTTCACGGAACATCTGCACCGAAACCCGTTCGGAGGGAACCATCTGTCCCAGAAGGGGTGATCCCAGGGGAATATCTTGCCGTGTACGGCCCGGTGGGCCGGACGGGTGCGGCTGTCGTTGACCGCGCTGTATCGCCAGTACGGGCGGCGCTCCTTGACGGCCATCATCTGCTGATAATTGCCCACGTTGTAGGCGGTTTGGATGTTGGTGCGGAAGATGTTGTCGATCCTCCAGGCCCTTTTCCCCGTCCATCCCCTCCGTTCGAAGATCCCCGCGCATTCCTTCTTGAAATCATCGAAGCTGATGCCGTCTTTAAGCGCCTTTGTAAGGGCGTTATAGACGGTATTCAACTCGTCCCCCCTGGCGATGCCCGAGACGCTGAACGCCATGAGCTTTGCCTCCCGCTCCAGCTTGTCAAACTCTCCGGGAGAGAGCTTGAGTTTCTTCTTCCAGAAGGCGAGCGCTTCCTCCGGAGTGAGGTCGAAGGATAAATCAATCACCGGATTCCTCCGCTGCCGTGAATCTGCCGAATCCCTGCGCGCCGACAAGGGCCGCCTCCAGGATGGACGCCAGACGGTCCATGTTCATGGCCGGGTAGAGCTCCATCACTTTCTGCATGGCTTCCTCGAAGGATGAAGAACCCATGACCGCCTCGGCTATCAGCCGTTCATTCCCGGCCAGCGCCAGGGACGCGGCGTTGATTGCCTTCTCGGCCAGGCTCTCCAGCGCTTCCTGCTCCGGGGTAAAACGGGCGCTTTCGGCAAAGGAAATCCTCCCGGCTTCGCCGGCAGCGGGCATGACGCCGCCTTTGGTCAGGTCAACAAGGGAGCCGCCCTCTTTAAGAAAGGGGGACCGGGGAGAATTGGGGAGCGCCTCAATCTCGTCATCTTCCAGCCCGTAGCGCCTCTTGAAGTACACCGGCGTCAAGCGCGCGCCGCTGGCGGCCACGGCGTTGGACCGCTTCTCGTCCCGTTCGGCCACGGTCAGCTCGTCTTCCTCATCCTCGGTCTTGATCCATATCTGCGGATAGTTTCGCGCGCCCGGGAACTGGTAGTCCACCAGCCAGCGCACCACGCCGTTCTCGCTGTTCAGGGCCTCGCTCAATGCGTCCGCGTCCGCCTTGACCAGGTCGCCGCGCACGTCCGCCTGGGCGTCCTGGGCGCCCAAAGCCCCCGGCGTCCCCTCGGTGGTGGCGGTCTGGCCGAGGATCACCACGGTCATGGCGGCGTCCATATACTCCACCAGTTCCTTGTAGGTGGTGATGGAGCCGCTGCGGGCCGCCTCCAGCAGGGAAAGGTTCATCCCCTGTGGGAAGATCACGGCATTATTGGAATGGACCGCCTGCGCCGCCGACAGGAGGCTGCTTTTCTGTTCCTCGGTCGCTCCCTGCGGGTATTCGCCCTTGACCGTCGGCCCGGCGAACTTGTCGCAGAACATGAGCCAGAACTTGACGCCGTTCTTCTTGAACCACCAGGGCCAGTACAGCTCCCGGCCCAGGCCCACGCCGTAGGGGGTCTCCACCTCGTCGCCGAAGGTGACGTGCTGGAACTTCCGGAGCGGCAGGCCGTCGCGGGTACTGACATTTTCGCCCATGGGATTGTCGCGGCTGATAAGAAGGATGTTCCCCTCCAGGTCGAAGCGGAAGCGCCGCTGGTTCCGGTGGCGCATGTCCTTGATGAACACGTCCCCCTCGCTGTAATCCCACATCACCTCGGAAAGGGCGAACCCCTTCAGCGTGCCGCCCCTGAGCAGCCCCCGCCGGGCGCGGTCGAAGGGGAAACCGAGAAATACCTGCTTCACGTACTCCGCGATTCGCAGGTCCTCGGCCTTGTCCGACCAGGGGGTGACCTCCCACTCGCGGCCGATGACCGCCAGCGCCCGGGTCCGGAGCGACGGGCCGATGCGGTCGTCCCGGCTCATGTCGTCATAGACGGTGATATCGCCGCCGCACTCCAGGGCCAGGACCTTGTCCGGGTTGGCCAAGTGGGTCAGAAATCCCTGGAAGATGTCGAAGTCGCTCGCCGCGCTGGCGATCTCGCCGGTTACGGGTTTTTGTCTGTCAGTTGCCATTTGGTACCCCGTGCAGGGGCGAACACGAGGTTCGCCCCTGCTAATCACGTCCTCATGTAGTTGTTCATCGCTCCGCCGTAGCCGGGGCGAAGCGGCCCGGCGGTCTGGAATTCGATGGGAACAGGACCGGCCACACGGCTCCGATAATCAGCCAGCAGTCCGGCTATGGCGCTGTCACCGTGGCGTTCTCCTTTTTTGTCAGTCTTCCCTTCGGGTATCCGTGGCACGCCTCGAATCAGCTTGACGGCGCGATGGTCCTCCAGCACGTCGTCATGGCGGATGATGGTGGTAAACCGGTCCTCAAAACTCGCCTTATATTTAGGGAACTCGTCCCGGTAGAACTGTTCCGTAAATTGGATCTCGTCCACCATGAGCGCGCCCCAGGTGTCGCGCGCCTCTTCGGCTACATAACCGCCGTTGCCGCCTGCGTCAATGGCGCATCCGGAGAAGCGCGGCAGGGCATTGCCTACCGCAAGCATTACCTGAGCCTGTTGCCGGTAGGGGACATTGTGCAGTTCCACCAGGAAGGGCCAGCGTTTGCGCAGGTCCTCGCCGATCTCCAGCGGCACGATATCGGTCATATCTCCTTTGCGGGCGAAGTCCATCCCGAAGACATGCCGGCGGTACTTATCAAGGCGGGCCAGTTCAGGACCGAGCACGTCCTTGATCCAGGCGTCAACCTCGACCCGGCGTACAGCTTCGGGCGCCAGGTTGAAGGAACGGCTGCCGTTAAACCGCAGCAGCGGCCCGTCAGTCATACAGGGCTCCACCAGCTCCCGCGGAAGGTAGGAGCCTCCGCCAAAGGCAGGGATGCAGAATAGCTCCTCATCTTCGTTGGGCCTGTAACGCCGGATTAACGAGGCGCGCCATTCCGCCTCCGCAGCGGAACTCCAGCCTTGACCGGAGACCTCGCAGATCCGCCGGAAGAGTCCGTCCGCAAGAGCGTCGTCAAGTGTCACACGGTGGATCGAATAGTCGTTGCGGCCCGCCCGAGCATCCTGAATAACACCATTGAATGGGTTGTCGTCGCCGTTGTGAGTGCTGATGAAGTGGACTGTGCCGCCCCACATGGTCATGGCCAGGGCGGACTTTTGCAACTCAGCCAGGTCGTCCACAAATGCGGCTTCATCCACAACCAGCCGCTCGCGAGGCCGACCCTTGCTCCGCAGATTGCGCGGGTTAGAGCTGAAGGTCTTGATGTGGTGACCGCTGGCGAAAGGAATATCGTAGACATGGATATCCCGACCGTCTTCGCGGGTCAGAACCTGCTCCCCTGTTTCGCCGGCAGCGGTGTGGAACGCCTTGGCCCATGTGGCGCAATCCTGAATAAACCCGGAGGTCATCTCCTTGTCGTAGGAGATGTAATAGACATTAGCGCCACGTTCTGCGTCGGCCGCGTGGAGAACCGCGTCGGCGGCCTCGGCGTAGGATAGGCCGATGCGCCGGCTCTTTTCGACGATCTTGACCGGCGACTTGTCGGCAATCCAGCGTTGCTGGTATGGCAGCAGAATCGCGCTCACGCGGCCAAACCTTGCATAATCGCCAACCGCAGAGAATCGATGGTGGCAGCGCTGGCCCCTTGTCGCTTTGCCTCTTCGCCAACAGCTTTTGCCGCCTCGGCCAGGGCCTGCCGCCGGATCTCTTCCGTAATTTCCGCCTTGAACTGCTCCCGGCGCACGCTGGAAGACTGTATCTGCCCTATCTGCCCCAGCAGTTTCGGCACTTCGGCGGCGTTGATCCTGCCCGCCACCAGGCCGTCCATGACCTGTTGCAGGGCCAGGTTCGCCACCGCCTCTTCCAGGGCCAGGCCGTCGCCCACCTCGCCCTTCATCGCCTTGGCCTGGTCGATGGCTATCTTCAGCCGCTGGTAGCTCAGCAGGTGTTCCTTGCCGTAGCGGCCGATGGACGAATGGGAGATATCGAACCCCTTGCCGGCCAGAAATTCCCGGATGTCCTCATAGGTGATGCCCGGCTCCAGAAGCAGCCGGTCCACCTCGGCCCGCACCTCGCCGGGCAGATCCGTCAGCACCCGGCTGTGGCGCCGGACCATGTTCCGCTGTTTTCCCGGAGCGCCGTCACCCATTGCCCAGCTCCCTGCCGAGCCGTTGAATGTCCAGTAAAACCCCCTTCAACTCCTTTTGCAGCTCCAGGGCCTCATAGACAAACAGGGCCGCCGCCGCCAGGTCCAGCTCGGCCACCGGCGTCACCGCCGACACCGCCAGCAGGTCCTTTACCGCCTTCACCTTGGCGTCGATGCGCACGGACAGGTCCATCCGGGTCTGCTTCTTTTCCGCCAGGGCGCCTTTCAGCTGCATGATCACGCTCATATGTGGGCCTCCACTTTCTTGTCCTTGCGCACCAGCGGGCAGAACAGGTTGTTCATGGTGATATCCTTCACCTGGGTCAGCGTCTGGGTGGCGTGGATGATGAGTTCCTGCTGGTTGTCCACGATGCTCCGGTAGCCGTTCACCAGCTCCTTGTAGTTCTTCACCAGCTCGATATTGGCCTCGTACATCTTCACCACCGCCTCAAAGCGGCGGCTCTGGTTCCACGAGACCAGAAACAGCACCCCCCACGGCGCGAAGACCATCAGGGAGAGCAGGGCGGACAAAGGCATCGCCCCCAGCTGTTTCAGTATGTCGGCGGTGGCCTTGACGGCCATAATCTGATCCGGTGTCATTGTTTCCTCCCTCTTTCCTGCTCGCCCTGGCAGGCCACACACCGGACGCAGCCGGGAACCGCCCGCCGCCGCGCCTCCGGGATTGGTTCGCCGCAGTCGAGGCACGCTTCCGCGCCGCTCGCTGCCCGGTTCTCGCTGCCTGGCGTTTGACGGCCCTTGAGCGCCAGCTCCCGGAAAAACTCGTCGTTGGCCTGGGCGCGGTCTATCTCGTCCGCCAAGCCGCTATTCCTCCGCCTGCCTGCCGCTCGCGCCGATGGCCT